AAACAGGAATATTTAATGGACCATAATATAAAGCAACTTTAATTAAATTTGCTATACCATTCTTAACGATATCCTGAAACCTGTCATCAATTCTATCTATACCACCTCTATCTAATAAAGTAGTAAATACCAGAATGACTCTCTCAAATCCATATTTGAGAGACAAAATTGCAAGAGCGCCAGTAAATGAATCATTAATCACAGTAACTATACCTGCAGGTATTGGATCTGTGTTTTGTAAAATTCCTTGTGGTGTATTTTGACCCGAACCACCAGCGCCCATGCCGCCCATCATGCCGCTGCCCATGCCTAAAATATTTGACATCTGCATTAATTGCTGATACATTTGAGGCAAAACTTGCGCTTTTCCTTGCGGATCAACCTTTTTCATCAATTGAGGTAGATCAGTTTGACCTTTATCAGCCGAAGCAGAAGTTGGCTTATCCGCATTTGGAGCAAATTTATCTCGAGCGTCAGATAATGTTTTAGAATCATCTGGCTTTACTGCAGGAGCGTCAGCATATTTTACTTCAGCATTAATCTTAGGTTTTTTACCACCTAATGTCTGATGATTCGGACTAACTGTTTTGTTATTGTTCTCAAAAGCCTTTTCTGCCATTAATTACTTTTCCTTGTCCAAGCAGGATTATCAATACCAGGTTTCTTAATTTTACCTCCAGAATTTCTTTGAGCTTCTTGTGATTGTTGACCTACGCCGCCATTACTATCTTCGTGACCCTCTGGCATATCACCACGAGCCAAAGAACCAAGAACAATAGGATATTGCATAGCAGTATCATGAGGTAAATATGTAACTAATACTCTAGAGCCCACTTTTAATCCTGAAGGCGAAACTCCAATTCTTGACGTTGCAGCTGATGTTATAGGTTGTACTACCATAGCCCATGGAAGTTCTTCGTCTTTGATTGCTTGTTCATCATTATGTTCGTTATAAATTCTGACTTTAACACGACCTGATTTAGTAGGATCATCTTCAAAATTTCTAACTTCTGCAATATAAAACATTATCCCTGACCTCCACCGCCACGTTTGAACGACGCCTTAACAACTCTTAATATCATTGTGCAGTTTGGTGGTTCTGCCGCAACCCTATACTTTGTTCTTATAGCAACCACTAGACATTTTCCATTAAACTGAGATTCACCTTCTTCCCAATTGCTATTAGATTTCTTAGGTATGTCCAGTTCAACCATAGATCCTAAAGTAATTTTAGGGTTATAGTAAACTTCTAATTCTGCTGAGTTCTGCGCTAAATGAGCCAAAAATGCTGCTCTTTTTGTTTTGGCCTCAGAAGTTGTATGTTTGTCTTTATTATTCGCTTTATCATGTATATATCTTACAGGAGCAGATTTAGCATAAGAAGGAGAACTGTCATAAACTCCTTGATTGTCAGCAAACTTAAATTTATTTCGTTTTTGTGTGTTTGTTGCAACAACCTTATGAGTTGTTAAATCTACAGCATACTCTTCGGTTTTATCCAATGCTCTTGGGCCAGCATCAAAGTTCTTTGATGGTTTAAACCACATTATAGAATTTTGTCTGTCTTGTTGATTTGCCTTAGAAAAATTTAGATTTGTAGTTTGTCTTAATTTGACTACTGGAGACTTCTCGAATAATTCTTCAAATGTTTTGAACACATATTTGTGTTCGCCATTACTGTCTCCCTGTTGAAAAAGAGCAAATGTAGAAGATTCATATTTCTCTGAAACATGTTCCGTGTTCATTTTTTTCAATGCATCTAAAGGATGCATTTTAGGAATAACAATTCTACGATTTCCTTTAGTGTCAGCTTTTTCTATTTTTCTTTTGGTCTTAAATCCTTCTTTAAGGATATGTTCGACAACTTCGCTTGTTTTGCCTTTGAAACTTTTTTCAATATGATTACCCTGAGCATTTAAAAATTCTGGAGAAACACACCTAATATCATATTGTTTGTGGTGACCTGAACCGAAATTGTTTTGTGATTGGTCATTAAGATTTTTATTTTGGAACATTTTGAATTTGAAATTGCCGCCGCCACCAGCACTAAAAATACTATCATCTCCTGAAAATCTTATTTCAACGTCCTGATCGTATGAACCATTGATTTTGTTTTGACCCAATGCGTCAGATGGATCCATAACTCTGACCTCTCCAACAGGACCATATGGGTTCAATATATCTTCATATACGTTGAATCCAACCAATGAGACTTTTTTGTCCTTGGTTAATTCCATATTTCCTATTTTAACATTGGATATCTTAATATCACCAGCAGCCATGTTATTCGCTCAATAAATCTGTTAAGTTGTCAACTGCTACTTGTTTCAATCTACTATCCAAAATTCTAATAGTTTTATTGAATTCATTTTTATCCTCTTCATATTGCAAATATGTAACTGGCCTCCAATATATTTCTTCTTCCGCAGGTATATTTGAAGAAACTACAGTTGAAGTAGTAAAGACTGTATTCACTGAACTTTCAGAACCATAGATATAGCTGTTTGAAGTTATAGAAACTTCTGCGCTATTTTTATAGACTCCACTGACATGACATATAGAAACTAAATTATTAGATACTGATAATACCTGACCTCTGCCATAGTTTTCAGTATCAAAATTGATATAACAAATTTCGTCTTTGATAAATGAGGTATTACTAACATTATATTGGACAATTTTATTTGTATTAGTTTTCCAGTCTATTTGTTTTCTTTTATATGACATAGTTTTGCCATTGGTTCCGATCACAGGTTCCCAATATCTTTGCTGACCAGTAGTTAGCGCATTATATCCGCCAATCGTTATCTGATCGCTATCTATCCAATTGTTCATATAATATTTGACTTTGGTTTGAGCATTATAATACGAACCATATTTCTTATCTAAAAAATCAATCATCTCTCTTTCATGTAAATACCACTCATAATATGGATCTACTATTTTATTAACAATGTAAATGATCCAGCTTTTATACTGATCTTCATAATATCTAGCACTTAGCTGATCTGGTCTCTCATTATCAGTAATCTCATAAGGATAATACACAAATGGTATGTTTTCAATTTTATCTAGAACTGTAACACGTCTAGTAATATCTATAGCCTGATTGTTGGCATAAGTAATTACAGGAAATTTGTCGAAATATCTTTGTGGCATTTCTTGCTCTTTTATGTAATTTCTTCAGAAGTCCAAAGTTGGATTTCTTTCAATTGTAATGTTAGATTTATTATTGTTGGCGCTCCGCTCTTAAAGAAAGATGGAGTGCCAGAGCCATTATAATCTACTTGTACTGAAATGATTGCACATGGCTTTAGTTTGAACAGATATTTTTCTGGCTTGAATGAGACCAGAGCAATTTTAGGATACTTTTGTAGCCCCCAAGCACTACCAATACTAGGCAATGCAGCTTTTTTACATTCTTTTATAATATCTAACAGAGTATCAGATTCGCTCTGAGTATTCGGAGCCAGAGTCCAACTCAATGTAAATTCTTTAAATCCGGGTCTCTTATACATCATATACATAAATGGACTAATGGTTTCGCCTCCTTGAGAAATACCTGGCACGCCGGTGCCAAACATTCCACCTATTTCTATACCAGCAAGACCAGCATTAGCAAGAGTATTTAATTGATTAGCTCCAGGGAGATAAGAACCAAGTGTAGTTAATCCTTGTTGAATTGCATTGATGCCGCTCCATTCCTCCCATAAAATAACTTCATTATCATTTAATCTTCTAGGAATTGGTAGTTTGAATCCACCGCCATAAGAGATAGCCCCTAAACCGCTTGATACTAGACTGTATTCATAATTAACAAGACTGATATTCGTGTAAAATCCTCTATTAGACTGAATTAAGTCTTCAGGAAATGTTCTTGATTGTCTATTAAATCTTCCGGGCGGCTGCGGAAAGTTCTGTGTTAGAGCCATAGTATCCCTTAATCTTGTAATAAATATTACTACTTTACTTTATTTATTTAAACTGTATCAAGATGGCAACATATAAAGGTTACTTTAAACCCATAAACCCTGATAAATACAAAGGCGATTCTTCAAATATTGTCTACAGAAGTAGATGGGAATTTGTGTATATGGCTAGGCTGGATAAAGATCCAGACGTTATTTGGTGGCAGAGCGAGGAGACTATAATTCCTTATAGATCTCCAGTGGACAATAGAGTCCATAGGTATTATCCTGATTTTGTTGTCAGGAAAAAAACTAAAGAAGGCACCAAAACTATAGTAGTTGAAATAAAACCTTATGCACAGACTTTACCTCCGACTATTACTGAAGGTAAAAGAAAGTCTCGGAAATATGTTAATGAAGTCATGACTTGGGGCGTAAATTCAGCAAAATGGAAAGCTGCCAGAGAATTTTGTAGAGACAGAGGTTATGAATTTGAAATCATAACTGAAAAAGAGCTAGGACTTGTGTTTTAATGCCAAATACTTTTAATGATCTTCTAAAAGCCAGTTCCAGGGCTATAGCAGACAAATCAACTACAGCCCAAGATTGGTTTTCTTCTTCTGTTGAAGATCTGAAGGCAAATAAAACAAAAGCTGATCCTAATAAAATTTTTAGAAAATCATCTATGCCTTTTATAGGCGGAATGTTTCTTTATCTTTATGATCCCAAATACAAAAACACTTTACCGTTTTACGATATGTTTCCACTGACCCTACCAGTTGAAATGTATCTAGATGGTTTTTTAGGAATCAATCTTCATTACCTACCTCCTTTGGCCAGAATTAAAATATTAAATTCTCTGATAGATTTGACCGATGAAAATAAATATAATAAGAATAAGAGATTAAGTATATCTTATGAGTTTTTAAAAGGTTACTCTAATCAATTAAAAGGCGTTGAAGGTTGCATAAAAAGATATCTTTTTTCGCACGTTAGAAGTTCTTTTCATGAAGTTGACCCTTCTGACTGGGAAAAGGCTGCTGTGTTACCGCTTCAAAGATGGAAAATTAATAGTAATAGAAGATATGCTGGTTCACCACCTTACTAGGAAGAAAAATGCCATTTAACATAAACGCCTATCAAACAAATTTAAGAGATTTTGGCTATCTAGACAATAATGCATTCTCAGTTTTGATACAAACTCCTCGAGTTTTGTCAAACGCTGTTCTTAGTAATCAGGGCACTCCTACAGCCATTTATAAAATTGCTAAAAACATGGAGTTCAGAATAGATCAAGTAAGAGCTCCTGGTATTTCTATAATGACAGCCGATATTAATCGATTTGGTATAGGCCCAACTCAAAAAATGCCAATAAGCGCT